CGCCGGGATTTCCTTCAGAGTGGAGGTGAGACTTGGTCAAAGTTATCCACAAGAAATGTGAAAGAGGGGTTGAGATGGATTACATTAGATGATATTATTATATATTGATGACAGAAATAGAGTAAAGGTATTTGATAATACTTTTTTATTAAGTCTCTGTTTCTGAGATGAGGGATGTTGACAGTTCGGCAAAATCTCAGACATCCTAATTCCCTAATTCATCAAGGGGCAAGATAAACGGAGTTATTCGGCTCTTGCCCCACAAATCTCCCAAGCTCCCCTAAACTCCCCAACATTACGTATGATAGATTGGATTTGTGTCCTGCCCCCGGGACATCCCAGCAGCAGCGTATTTCAGTTCCAAAATAAAGTTCAATTAGCTATTGCATTACTTATGAATTAGTGTATTAATTGAGATAGAAATAGAAAGGGATAAAATGACTAAAGCACAATTTCACGATATTGTTAAATTAGGATTTTTCAGTATCAAATGGATTAAGAACGATAATACTATTGGACACATCAAACGAGGTATCATTGGTAAGAATGGATATAGATTTACTCAAAGTGGTGAAGTAAATGAACACCCAAATTACTTGCTTGTATTTTGTGTAAGCACAAGTGGTAAGCATGGTTGGGCAAATGTAAACCCAGACACAATACTTGAAATCAACAATGTAAGTTATCCACAATGAATATGATAACACTAATAATAATGATTTCAATTATGTGGGTTATCATGTATAGCTTTATTATAACAATTAGTTAAAGGAGAAATAGAAATGACTAATGAAATTACGACTACCAAACAAACATCAGTCAATAACATTGATATATCTAATGTTATTACTGAAGTAATAGAATACACCAAAGACAAGAATGCAGTTGGTAATATTGAGGACATTATCGCTTCAGTTCCGAGTACATCAAGTCTTGATTGGAAACTTGTAAGTGGTGTACTTTGCAATTCAATAGTTGAGTGGGTTGCAGATAACAAAGGGAATGATGTTGACCCAATGGACTTAATACAACATATCCAAAAAGATATTGGATATCTCCTAAAAAGAATAGGTTTAGCGAGTTAGTCATTCGCTATTTCTGGAAGAGGGGCTACTAAATGTAGCCCCTTTTTTATGCCCAGGCTACTAACTGTGGTGGTACTACATCTAGTGGTGCGACAATTTGTCGCAGGCGGCGCCCGGGACTCCGAAGCTCCGACCCCCATCCCCCCTTTTTTCGATAAGCATGCTTTGAATTTTGCGGAGCAAGGTTTGAGAGTGACAATGATGTGTTAAAATGTTATAAAAAATTTTTAAAAAAATTTAATTATTTTGAAGTGGCTTTTTTAGTAATAAACATACCACCTATAGAAGTTTTGGTGAAAAAAGAATATTTGTATGATCATGCACGTGGTCACGGTGAATATGAGGAAGGAATTTGGGTAACTTGTAAGTCAATACAAGGTCGAGCTTTATATTTTGAGACATTTTTACCGGAAACTGGTGCATTATATGACAAATTACCAATTTCTGCGTTCGTTTGGAAGAAAACTAAGGAAAATTTACCCTTAGAAGAGCTAGAATTGTGGGATGCGTTCAGTTATCACATCACAATGGTCCAAAAAAGACAGGTTTTTGGGGCTCATTGCAGGTATTTAGCCCCTTCAAAGAAGTTTTACGAGGGCGAATACCTTTTTACCATCGATTCTTGCCATCCAGACTCAAATATACCAAATATTGGCTATTCAGAGACGCCAGCAGAGCATAAATCGTTCAATATACTGAAATTGGACAATGGACACTTCGCTGCACAGCCAAATAACCGTGTTATTTTCTATGACAAGTCTAGATCGCCATCAAAAATGAAAAAACCTGATTACAAAGTGTCTACAATAGAGTATGGTGTAGAAGATATTGTAAAATGGACTGCGGGGGACAGTGATGACTACTTCTACGAATAAATTAGAAGAACTAGATACACAGACACTAAAATACATTCTTAAGAATGCAATTCTTGAAAAACAAGAAAAAGCACAAGGGGATTTTTTAACTTTTGTTAAAACTGTTTGGCCTGACTTTGTTGAAGGCAAACATCACAAAATATACGCTGAAAAGCTAAATCGTATTGCCAATGGTGAACTTAAAAGACTTATTGTCAATATGCCACCAAGACATACAAAATCAGAGTTTGCATCTAACTTATTTCCAGCTTTTTTTATGGGAAGGCACCCAAAGGCCAAGCTCATTCAGACAACGCACACAGGCGAACTGGCAATCAGGTTTGGACGTAAGGCGAAGAACATGATAGAATCAAGTGAATATGAAAAAGTTTTTCCAGGAGTCGGACTCGCTGCGGACTCTAAGGCTGCAGGCCGTTGGGAGTCTAATCATGGAGGTGAGTACTTTGCTGCTGGTGTTGGCGGTGCTATCACTGGGCGTGGTGCTGATCTTCTCATTATTGACGACCCTCACTCCGAGCAAGATGCGCTATCACCTACAGTCCTAGAATCACATTACGAGTGGTACACATCCGGTCCACGTCAGCGTTTACAACCTGGTGGTGCGATTGTTATTGTAATGACAAGGTGGTCTATAAAAGACCTCACTGGAAAGCTGCTAGAGGCCCAAGGCAAAGACGATGAAACAGATAAATGGGAAGTTGTAGAATTTCCGGCGATCATAAATGATAAACCCATGTGGGGAAATTTTTGGTCACTGAAAGGGTTGCTTGGTGTCAAGGCATCTATTCCGGAGACAAAATGGCAGGCACAATGGATGCAATCACCGACTTCAGAGGAAGGTGCACTTATAAAACGTGAATGGTGGAAGAAATGGGAAAAGAAAGATATTCCCCAATTACAGTATGTAATACAGTCCTATGACACGGCGTTCTCTGCAAAAGAGACAGCTGACTACTCAGCTATTACAACGTGGGGTGTATTCCAGCCGGAGGAAGGAGGAAGGCAGTGTTTAATTTTACTCGATGCAAAGAAGGGAAGATGGAATTTTCCGGAGTTAAAATCCATTGCACAAGAGGAATATAAGTACTGGGAACCCGAGTCAATCCTTATAGAAGCGAAGGCGAGTGGATTACCTTTAACTCATGAGTTGCAAAAGGCAGGAATACCTGTTATAAATTATACACCCTCAAGAGGAAATGATAAACACTCTAGGGTAAACAGCGTAGCTCCCCTGTTTGAATCAGGAGCTATATGGGCGCCCACTAAAAAGTTCGCCGAGGAAGTGATAGAAGAATGCGCAGCATTTCCGTTCGGTGATAATGATGACTACGTGGATTCTACCACGCAAGCCTTAATGCGTTATAGACAAGGCTACTTTGTTGAGTTAAAAGATGACTATGAAGATGAGAAGAGTACCAAAATTGGTACGGGGAGAGAGTATTATTGATGGACGAAAACGAAAAAAGTTGGTTTGAAAGAATTTATGGACCCACTTGGCGTAGTATAAAAGATCCTGAAACTTATAAAGGTCTTCTTGATCTATCAAGTTATGGTGATGTAGTTGATGCACCTGGTGCTGGCGAAGGTCTAGAAGAATTATATGATTATATAGAAGGTCCAAGTGCGGAAGATTTATCAGATCTAGCTTCATCTTATGAAGGCATGGATTATAAATATCCAAAGATGGCGTGGGATGCTGGAGCCTTTGGGGTTAATACAGTTAAAGATATTTTGCAATTTGTACCTGATATGGGAACTGATGCTTTACAAACAGGTTGGGCGCGAACACCGACATGGATGGGGGGTGGAGGACAAAATCTTTTAAGTACTGATGCAAAATTACAAAAAGATGCATGGTTACATGATAAGCTTGGTAGGTTTTCTTGGTATGATGCTGAGTCTAATCCTTATACAAATCCGGAATTAAAGAATTATTATGAAAAGTTGGCAGGAGATAGTGCATCAAAATATTTTACGACTTTTGAGGATAAAGGTGGATGGCTGACTGAAGAAAAGGACAAAAAAATTTGGGATGCAGTTGATAAAAAATTAAATTGGGATGACTGGGTTGAGGAAGATCCTTATCGATCCTATGATGAATATAAAAAGACACAAAACCTGTTATGGAATGAAGAATTTATGAAACAACACGGGGATAAGTTCTATGATTATTTTTGGGATGATGTAGATCGCTCTTTAATGGAGCATCACGGAATTGGTGCCGATAAAGGTGCAATTAGTAATTTTGAATTTGGTATTGGAAAAGGGGACCTTGGTGGTTATGCATCAATGGGGCAACCATTACTCCCTTATTTTACTCCTGAAAAAGATGTTTTATATGATGCACATAAAGTTACAGAATTGGCAGGTGGACCTGGTATTATTAAAGGTGCTCTTAAAACTGGAAGAAAATTATTTCCAAAAAAATCCGTTCGTAGTGAAGGAATCATGGACAATGTTAAAAGGCTAGAGGGACCAGCTAAAAGCAAATACGATTGGGCAGAGCAATGGTTTAGAGATCGTGGTGCTTTATAATGGTTGGGTCTTTAATTAAACGAGTTGCAAAAATAAATCCTGACATAGCTCCATTTTTAGATGAGTATAAAATAGTTTCACCTTTAATTAAAAAAGGAAAAAGGGGAACACATGTCGCTGATACATATCCACAGCAAGGAGGAGACTTTAACGCATTTATGCAAAAGTTTGCTAATGTATATAATAGAGGAACAGTGGATGATCATACCCAAGTAAAAAATATTATAGGAAAAGATAGATGGAAGGTTCTTTTACGTAAAGCAAATGAACTTCAATTGACAAGACCCACTGGAAAAGGAGCACATACAAAATATAGGGAGAGGGTAAAATCTAGAATAGGAAACTACCTTAATAGATGGTACTGGGACCAAAAAAATAAATTTAATGTTACTCCCACTGGAAAAGAATGGCAGACTTCTAATTTATTACCGTGGCTACAGAAGAAGAATGATCTCGCTGTAAATAAATTTTTTTTTGAAGGAAATCCTTTTCCCCAAGAAACTCTTTCTAAAATGATGAAAGAAATAAGAGAGATGGGATGGACAATTCCAGGTAATACTAAGTCTGGAGTACTAAAAAAGAAGTTTGCTAAAGGTTTTAAACCTACTTCGTTTAATATAGGGAGCAAACCAAATGTTCTAGGGCTGACAAAAACGTTTGATGCAATTAATTCCCTCGACGAAGTAAACAGAGTAAAGGTTTTTGATTTTTTGGGAGAAGTTGCAAAATTTGCCCCAATTGGAAAAACAAAAAGCAATGTTAGGTCAACATTGACAATACATCTAGATAGAATGGTAAAACAGGCATTGATAAAAAAAATACCTGAAGAAGAAATTATAGAAACAATAAGAAAGACGGACCCAGAAAAACTATCAAATCTTTTTTCAAAAAAATATCAATTGCAACAGAAAGTTATTCAGGCGAAAGATATGGGAATGAAAATAGATGATTTAAATATAGGGCATATGGAAGCAGTTGTGGATAACTGGAAATTGGCGTTGGATATTGATAATCTTTTTATTGTTGGTAAAAAAGCCAATTATCCCCTGACACATAATCTGACTAATAAAATAAAAAATATACAAGAAAGAATAAAAAAAGCGGTGACGTTTTCGGAAAAGAAAACAATTGCATCAGAGATGAAAGATATTAGACAACAATTATTAGATAATAATATAATTACTAAAATAGAAGGAAAAGCCTACGGGAAAGGACAAACTATAGGTGAGATAGAACAAGGACTTGATAGTCTTATTAATACTAGATTATCACATACTATTTTAAATAAGGGTGGACTTGTTCGTCCAAACATGGCCGGAGGCGGGCTGATCAAGAAACTTTTAGGTGAGAGCCTCGGCATGATGTCAAGAAGAAAATTCCTCAAGGGCATGGGTGCGACGGCTGCCCACGCAGCATTACCAAAATCAGCGATGAAACTTGCGGCGCCAGTGGCCCAGGCAGCTAAATTATCACTGCCAGATGCAGTGCCGTGGGTTAAGAGTATGACGAACATGCTTAAAGGAGTTGTTGATAGTAAAAAAGGAATTAAATTACCTAATGGCACAGAAATATTTTATTTAAAGAAACCACATACACAATGGGATTCACACAAACTTTCAATTAAGACGGCAGATGGTAGTGAAGATTTAGTTAATTTTAAAGAAGGAAAAAATGACTTTGAAATAGAGTTTGATATTGCGGATGATTTTGCAACTAATCAGTATCTAGAAGTAAATAAAAAAACAGGGTACACAGAAATGATTGATAGCAATTTTAGAATGGCACCTGGCGGCGAAGATATTATTAAAGACGACCCAATTGTATGGGCTATGGAAAAGGCGGATGTGCGTGATCGCATGATTCTAGATAAAACAACAAAGCCGGATGATTACATGTATGATTACATGTCAGTGCCGGATGATACAGACTATGCGCATCTTTTTGAACGTTATGTTGATTCTTTTTCTCCAGCTGGTAATATATTTAAAACAAAAGAACTAGCACGAGCACAAAAAGCAAGAGAACTTAAACTAGAAAAAGCAGCGCAGGAAAGACAGATGGATAATTGGGAATCACAATTTAGAGGTGGTAATATACACGGATATTATAGAGGTGGCGCAAGTATGCGTGATTATCCTCGCGCAAGAAATATGGATTTAGATAAATTAGTGGATGCAGTAGGTATGGCGGAAACTTCTCCGGCATATATGAAAAAACATAATTTAGGACCAAGACATTTGTATAAAAGCCCAAGTGACAATAGAGGTACATATGGAACCGGAAGATTGACAGCAATGGACCCAGGCGAAGGATACGAACAATATGGCGCAACTAGATGGACAGATTTTGATAAGACGTGGAGAAATCCGAATAAGCAGAGATCGTTTACAAAAAATTATTTGAAAGGAATGATAGGATATTACACAGCTAATCCTGATGCAATGATCTACGGAAGTGATCCATATTACGAAGCGCTGCTTCGTTATGGGCCAGTTAAAACCAAAGATAATCCAGATCCCCGTGCAACAGGAGAATATTTTAATAGAGTTATGAAATTTTATGACCCTAATTGGAAACCTACTAGTTTTAATAAAGGTGGCACAGTAGAAAAACCCTACACCGTTGAAGATGCAGTAAGAGAGATAAATGCCAACCCACAAAGATTCATGGCTGGCGGACTAGTTAAAAAACTTTTCGCACCAAAGGTCCTAGGTAAAAGAACAAACTACAAACCTAAATTAACATCAGAACAAAAATTTATTGGACCAATTAAACTTGATAGACCTTATACTGCTTTTGATGAAGCTGGATTTCCTGTAAAAGATTTTAAAACACGTTTGGATGCAGAAGATTTTGTAAAAGACGAACCACTTTACTCAGTTGGATTTACTAAAACTAAAAATTTAGAACCAGAGAAACCAGGTGCAATGTTCTGGGGTTCAAGGGAAAAGATTATTGGAGCGCCGTCAGAATCCATGACTGGAAAACAGTGGCTGCAGTATTTACAGTTAGGAAAACATGGCATACTGAATCCAAAAGGATTTCCAATTGTAAAGCACATGGAATTAAACGATACAGGACTAGCACCTCATCTTTCAAAAATGGGTAACAAAACAGTGACAAAAGAACAGCTAGTAAAAGACTTTGATGATAAATTAGCACCAGAAATAGATGTTGTGGCACTTGGTGGTAGTAGTGAAGATGCAGGTAAAATTTACAGTAAAATAATGAAATATGACATGCAAGCATATCGTCCTGGACCAGTAAAGAATGTTTTGCAATCAGTACGTAATACAGCATACCCATTAAAAGAAGCAATTCAAAATAATAATCAAGAAGCAGTTAGTAAAATAATTGATGCAATTGAAGGTTCAGTTTTTAATAATACAGGTGTTGCAAATTCAATTAGAGAAGGATTTCCACAAAAGTTTCCATATGAATTAAAAAAGATCTTACAAGATATTTCGCAAGTTACAAAAACAAGATTAGCTGGGTTTGATGAATATTATGGAGGACCACAGTATAAAGGCACACAAACATTAAGTGGCGGTGAGAATTACCGTGAATTTGTATTTAAATATAAACATCCAAGAGGATCACTTCGTGAAACTGAACCTTATATGACATATGGTCAAGTGGCAAAGAAACAGGGTGCTCCTGAACATTTTACATCTTTAGCTGATAGAGAGACAATGGGTGGCTTTATGCACATGCGTATATCTGATCGTACAGATGAGTTTGGAAGAAGAGTACTCCATATAGAGGAAATACAAGCTGATATGCACCAAGCGATGAATAGAAAACAAAGAGAGATTAAAAGGATGATAGAAGAAGGTAGAAAACCAAGTAAAAAACAATTAGCAGAAGCTAAATATGCACCACGAGGTGATTTGATCGCAGAAACTGTAGATAAAGCAAACGAGGAACAATTAGGTTTAATTTTAGCTAAAATAGATGAAATACAGTCAGGACCGATGACCAAGAAAAAACAAATAAGATTAAATAGACTTAATAAGGAACGAGTTAAAATAAGAAAAATAATTGAAGAGAAAAAAGATAAAATGGCGAAAGGCGACCATAGTGGTGTTCCAATGGGTCCTCTTAGTAAAACGGAAGACTATAACGAGTTTGTCATGAAATATGCAGTTAAAGTTGCGCAAGAAGGTGGTTATGATGGTGTAACTATTTCAAGTGCTGCAATAAAAAATAGAGGTATAGCAGTTGGTAACAGAGACTATAGAGGAAATCTTATTGCTTACGGACCAATGGCGGAAGGTGCCATGAAAAAAGCGGCTAAAAAAAGTGGTGCAAAATTTATAAAAACTGCTATAATGGATGGTGACGGAAGAGGATGGGAAGTTCCAATGATTTGGCTGGATGATGCTGCTAAATTTAACATACAAAAAGGTACACCTATCTACAAGAAAGGGGGAATGGTCGTAAATGGCTGATAATAAGAATAATATAGATAAAGCATTAGAAGCACTTACAGGTGCTCTAGAAATAGAACCTACTGGTGAAGAGGTACAATTAGAACCTGATAGAAGCGTTAATTTTGAACCGGATGTAGAATTAATGGAAGATGGCGGTGCAGAAATCAATATGGACCCAAATGCTCCTATTGATACATCGAACATACCACATGACGCAAATTTATCAGAATATATCGATGAAAATGAATTAAGTAGATTCGCAAGTGATCTACTAGCAGAATTCGAATCGGATCGTGATTCAAGGAAAGATTGGGAAGATACCTATATCAAAGGCCTTGATATGCTGGGATTCAAGTATGAAGACCGCACACAGCCGTTCGAAGGTGCATCTGGGGTCGTACATCCCTTACTCGCTGAATCTGTTACACAGTTTCAGGCTCAAGCGTATAAGGAACTTCTCCCCCCAAGCGGCCCCGTAAGATGCCAAGTTGTAGGTTTATCTACTCCTGAAGTAGAAGACCAAGCAAAAAGAGTTAAAGATTTCATGAATTACCAGATTACGGATGTGATGACAGAATACGATCCGGACATGGATCAATTATTATTTTACTTACCCCTTGCTGGTTCGGCATTCAAGAAAGTTTATTATGATGGATTATTAAAACGTGCTGTAGCTAAATTTGTAGCTGGAGAAGATTTAATAATTAATTATATGGCAACTGATCTTTCAAGTGCAGACCGTGTAACACATATAATAAAATGTAGTGGTAATGATGTAAGAAAACAACAATTAAGCAAATTTTATCGTGACATTGAACTTCCAACTGGAAGTGTTGAATCAAACGATATTGTAGATAAAATTGATGAACTAGAGGGATCAGAAAAGAATTATGCTTCAGGTGATGAGGAACATGTAATATTAGAAATGCATGTTAATGCAGACGTTCCTGGATTTGAAGATACATCAGGTGTTAAGTTACCATATGTAGTGTCTATTGATCAATATTCGCAAGAAATCCTTTCCATAAGAAGAAACTGGAAACAAGGAGATACAAACTTTGCGAAGAATGATTATTTTGTACACTATAAATTCCTCCCAGGACTAGGGTTTTATGGCTTTGGTCTAATACATATGCTAGGTGGGTTGTCAAGAACTGCAACAAGTGTTTTGCGGCAGTTAATTGATGCAGGTACTCTTGCCAATCTGCCAGCAGGATTTAAGGCACGAGGAATGCGTATACGTGATCATGATGAACCTTTACAACCAGGAGAGTTCAGGGATGTTGATGTTACAGGCCAGTCAATAAAAGAATCACTGTTGCCACTTCCATACAAGGAACCATCACAGGTATTATTTGGTTTATTAGGATTCGCCGTTGATGCAGGTAAATCATTTGCAGCAATTGCGGACATGAAAATGGGTGAAGGTAATGAACAGAATCCAGTTGGAACTACGCTCGCTTTAATTGAACGTGGAACTAAAGTTATGAGTGCAATTCATAAAAGATTGCACTATGCACAAAAAATAGAGTTTAAATTACTTTCAAAAGTATTTTCAATTTATCTTCCACCACAATATCCTTACATGGTTGTCGGTGGAAATCAAATGATTAAACAAGCAGATTTCGATGATCGTATTGATGTTCTTCCAGTATCAGATCCAAATATATTTTCAATGGCACAACGTGTTACATTGGCACAACAACAATTACAATTAGCAACAGCTGCACCTCAATTACATAATTTACGTGAAGCGTATAGAAGAATGTATGATGCAATGGGTGTGGATAATGTTGATGCAATATTAAAACCAGACCCTGAAATGCCAGAACCAATTTCCCCTGCAATGGAGAATGCTGGTGCTATGCGTGGTCAAGGACCTAAGGCATTTCCAATGCAGGACCATATGGCACATATTCAAGCACATGCTGAATTTATGTTTACAAGAATGGTACAGATTAATCCCCAGCTATATGCGATGCTACAAGCACACGTATCAGAACATGTTTCATTAATTGCTGCGCAACAAGTTACTGAAAAGTTCAAACCACAATTTGAACAAATGCAACAACAAATGCAACAGGCACAACAAAACCCCCAAGCGATGCAACAATTACAACAGCAACAGGATCAATTAGTTAACCAGCAAGCTGCCGAACAAGCTAAGGTAGAAGCACAAATGACGAAACAACTAGCACAAGATGAAGAAGCTCGAATAAGCCGTGAGCAACAAGATCCACTTGTTAAACTAAAACAACAAGAAATTGATCTAAAAGCTATGCAGACACAAATGCAGATGCAAAAAGATATAATGGTAGATTCAGCTAAGATGGATCTTGAAAGAGATAAGCTAGAGGCAGATACAAGTATTGACTTGATGAAAGTTGCGGCGGATGCTAATAAGGATACTAACAAAGAAGATTCTGCTGAAGCAATGGCAATTTTAAAAGAGAATATGGCAGCTACAAGAGAGGCCATGAAAAACGAAATGGCTGATAGAAAAAATCAATCAGCTGAAAGGATAGCGAGAGAAAATGCGAGATCCAGAGCGAATGGACAAAGTAAAAAAACAACTGGAAAAACTTAGTTCTGTAATGCAGCAAGTTGAAGAAGTTGCAAGGGCAAATATAGGTTCGGAAGAGGATGTTTTACAAGTATGTGGTGCGATGTTAGCAGTTACACGTAATATGTATGCTGATGCATTAGGCCCAATTGACGCGTCTAAAGTTTTTCACGCCGCTGCTGATAGTTTTGGTATAACGGAAGATATACTAGAAATTTTTAAAAACCAACCTAAACCAACAATACATTAGGAGGAATAATGCCAAACGTAGGTAAAAGAAAGTTTCCATACACTTCACTAGGAGTACAGCAAGCTCAGAAGCATGCTAAAGCAACGGGACAGAAAATGCAAATGAAGAAGGGTGGAAAAGTTAAAAAGTCATACCGTAGGGGTGGGCTGAAACGAAGTAAATAGGAGGTAAACATGAATTTATTAAAAGATTTATGGGGACATTTAAAAGAATGGAATGATTGGAAGATGAAGGACTGGATTAAGGCCGGAATCGTAGCTATTATTGTTCTTATTGTTCTCAAAGTAGTAATCGTACCAGGTGTGTAGTGGAAGACAATAGATCAAAATATTTAAGAAAAATGCATACTCCGACCCCTTTTAGTCAGGGGCCGGAGATGAAAAACTATAGCCGTATGATGGAGCTGCAAGCACAAGCACCTAATTTTGCTAAGAATGACCCACGTTTTGATGAACTTAAAGACAGAAGAAGAACATATAATCGTTTTGATAAATACAAAATAGGTGAAAAATTTAATGTAGCACCCTTAGATGTACAAAAAGATTTTTCTAATAGAAGTAATGTATTTAGAAACGCTGCACCAAACGTTTACGGAAAAATGTACCCTGTTTCAGATATTGCCATGAAGTACGGTGAGTCTGGAGGATTACTCGGGCTAATGGCAAAAGAAATGTTAGGCAAGGTTTCTGACTTTGGAAAAAGTCTAGCAAATAAAGAAGGCATAGCAGGAGCTGCTGATACAAACGAAGAAGAAATGCAAGATTATGCAGAAAAAACATTTGGATTTGATGGAACAACTAGACCGTATCCACAACAAGATTTTTTTGTAGACGCCGAAACGTTTGGTGAAAGAGATGTAGAGATACCACGAATGGATGATGACGTAGGTGATTTTTATGAGTACGATCAAGATGATAATATAGTTTTATCACCAGAAAGACCAATGCCATTTGATGATTCTAACAGAGAACAAGGTATTAGAGATCAATATGCAACTAATTTTATAGGACCAAGAGATGATCCTAGTAGAAGACCAGACATGTATGATGTTGCTGGACCAAGATTAATTGATAGAGGTTTAATTCCATATCCAAGTTCTTTAAATGAGGAAGTAACGGAAGTTCCACCTCCATTTTATGGTGGAAGGGGTGAAATGCCTCAACCTTATGAATATGATTCTAGTGAGTTTTATCGTAACATGGCAGAGAGATATGGTGAAGCTGCTGAATATAATCTTAGAGAGAAAGAGTTACAGGACGCACTTGCAGCTGATCAAGGTAGATCATTTCTAAAAATACCTTCTGATTTCGATCCTAGTAGAAAAGTATTTACAGATACCGAAGATTATTATGACTGGATAAGACAGATGGAAAAATACGGGTATAGATAATGTCTAATAGAGACGCCTATAGAGCAGGTTTATATGGATCCAAGACTTATGGAGGTTCTGGTGGAACTTCTAACAAGTCATTTCAAGCTGGACAACAATCACGAAAAGAAAGTCAACAAAACAAAAATACAGGACAAAGTGATAAAGGAGCACAGCAAAATAAAAGAACTGGTAATGAAAAAGCTGCTGATCAATTAGCAAGATTACAAAATAAAGGGCAAGGTAATAGTGCTCAAGCACGATCTATAACAGATCGATTAGCAAGAGTAGATGCCAAGGCAGAACAATTTCATGCGGATGGTCGTAAAATGTCTTATGCTGAAAAACTTGACTTAGCTTACGGTGGAAAAATACCCGGCCACTTGCAGCGTAAT